GTGGCGGTGGCGGTGGTGCCGAGGACGGCGCGCAGTACGCAGAACTCCGTACCCGCGGGAGCCGTGCCCGCTGCGGTCAGTTGCACCCAGGTCGCGGAGCCGCCGGCGATGACAGATCCGGCGCCGGATGCGGTGGAGATGACCGCGCCGGTGTTCGACATCCAGTCGATCTGCAGACTCAGGCTCAGGTTCTGCGCGGTCGCGAGCGCCCGGGCTTGGGCCTGCGCCGCGTACGCCGTACCGGGCTGGGCGTCCACGAGCGTGACGTTGATCAGGTTCTGCGGGGCCGCGGCACCGTTTGGCACCGCCACCTGGTAGACCTGCGTGCCCTGATATGCAGTCCCGGAAGTTGCGAGGACGAGCGGGTATCCAGCGCCGCAGGCGACGTTCATCGGCGCCGGCGGCGTGATTCCGGCCGGGTAGCCGGTGCCCTCTCCGGCGGTGGCCTGGTCAACAGCGAGGAGGTTCGGGCCGGGCGTGCACAGGATCCGGGCCTGCCGGTACGGCAGAACGTGGGGATAGTACGGGGACGCGGCATTGGACGGATCCAGGGCGCCGTCGGGGTTGACCAGGGTCGGACGCCACTCCCCGGTCTCGTTGGCGTCCACCTCGTATTGGCGCCCCCGGCTGCTTGACCAGGGGAACTGGACGCGCCACGACTGATCGGTCCAGTACGGGGGCAGCGCCGACTGGTTGGGGTCGGCGTTCCATGCGATCTGGTAGAAGGTGGGCGGGATGGTGGTGATCGCCACGGTTCACCTCGTCCCGTGGCCGTGGCCGGCTCATCCCCGGTGCCCGCCGAACTCGACTGCGCGCGGAGGCCGTTTCATGGTGCAGCCACTTCGACGTCACGGTTCAGACACTCTGCTGACGCGCCGTCAGCCCCGGCGTAGCGTCGCCTGCGCAACATCACCAACCTGGGGGTCCCCATGCGCAGAGTTCTCTTCACCATGTCCACGGCCGGGCTGGCCGCCGTCCTTGCCGGCTGCATGTCCACCGGCAACACCGTGGACACCACGGCTGCGAACACGCCCGCCGCCGCCGCTGCGTCGAGCACGGCCGCCGCAAAGCCTGCGAGCATCGGCGACTCGGTCGCGGTGACGGGCTTCAAGGGCGAGAAACTGTCCGTGACCCTGGTCAAGGTCTTCCCGAACGCGAAGGGCGCCGACGAGTTCATCAACCCGGGCTCCGGCAAGCAGTTCTATGCGGTGCAGTTCCGCATCGCCAATACCGGATCCAGTGCCTATTCCGACTCCCCGGACAATTGCGCGACCCTCAAGGACGCGTCCGGGCAGCAGTTCCAAACCGACCTGTCGGACGTGACCGCGGGCCAGTCGTTCGGGTCGGTGAACATCGCGCCCGGGGACAACGTGCTCGGCGTGGTCGTGTTCCAGGTGCCGGCCAGTGACAAGTTGGTGAAGGTGCAGTTCACGCCGGACTCCGGGATGGGCGACAGTACTGCGCAGTGGAACCTGTCGTAGTGCGCTTACACCCGGCCCGGCCGCCCTGGCGTGAAGGGCGCCGGGCCGCACTGCGTACCCCCCCGGTGGACCGGCGAGCCGCCTATGCGTTCATGCCGGCGAGCGTGAGGTTGTTGCGGGAGTTGCGCTGCTGGTAGCGCAGCACCTCGGTGCGCACGACCTTCGCGATGCCCTGGTCGGAGTGCACACCGCCCGCGACGTTCACCACGACGATGACGCCGCCCCCGGCGGACACCCCGCCGCCGATGCCGGACCCGGTCAGGTTCAGTCCGGCCGTGGGCGATCCGAAGCCGCGCAGTGCGGCGCCTCCCAGGCCTGCCGTCGCATCGGCGGCCGCGCCGTGCATCGCGGTGATGCCGTTGACCAGTCCCTGCCCGATGTTCAGGCCGAAGTCGCGGAAGACCGTCGAGGGCGAGTGCGCGCCGATCAGCGCCTTGAAGCCGCCCACGATCTTGGAGCCGACGGACTTGACCGCGTCCCATGCGGCCGACGCCATGCTCTCGACGCCGTGGACAAGGCCCATGATCAGATCCTTGCCCGCCTGCAGCAGCCAGGTCCCGGCGTCCTTAAAGAAGGACACGATCGCGCTCCACACGGCTTTGATCGCTCCGGAGACGCCGCCGACTGCGTCCTTGATCGCGCCGATGAAGCCGTCCCAGATATTCTTGACCGCGCCGATAACCGTGCTCTTGATGTCACCGAGCACCGAGGCGAAGATCCCCTTGATGTCGTTCCACACGGACGACACCAGGTTCTTCACATCGCCCCAGAGCTTGCCCCACTGGCCGGTCACCAGGTCCCCGAACGTCTTCAGTACGCCCTTGATCAAGTCCAGTGCGGTGTTCACGACGCCGGTGATCACGGCCCACGCGGCTTTGAAAATTCCCGCGACGACGTCCCACGCTGCCTTGATTACGCCGGTGATGATCGAGAGGGCGCCCTTCACGATCCCCGAGATGAGGTCCCATGCGGCTTTCACGACGCCCTTGATCAGGTCCCAGGCCATGTGGAACACGCCCTGCACGGTGTCCCATCCGGCGCGGATGTAGCCCTCTGCGACATCGAGTCCGCCGCGCACGATCCCCGAGATGAAGTCCCACACAGTCTGCAACAGGCCGGTGATCTTGCCCCAGGCGTCGGAGAAGAACGACTCGATCTGGCCCATGTGATCCGAGATCAGCGACACGAGCTTGCCGCCCGTGGCGTTCCAGATCGTGGTCAGGCTCCCCCAGATGCTGGACAGATCGCCCGAGATGCGGTCCCACTCGCGCTTGATCGGCGCCGTGGCCCCATTCCACAGGCCCTTGAACCAGCCGGCGACATCCCCCCAGACACGCTTGAAGAAGGCCGCCGCGTCGCCTGCGGCCCGCTTCATCCACCCCCACAGGTCCTCGAAGAACGCTTTGACGACACTCCAGTGCTTAACGATCTCCAGCGCCACACCGATGATCAGGCCGAGGGGGCCGAGCAACACGGTCAGCGCCCCGGCAATCAGGTCCACGTGCGACTTGATCCACGCCCAGGCGTCGCCGACAGTGCGGGTCACCCAGTGCCAGAAGTCCTCCATCCACCGCTTGACCGTGGACCAGTGCGTGATGATCAGGTATGCGGCGGCCGCGATCGCGGCGATCACCAGGAACACCGGGTTGGTCAGCATCTCCGCGGCCGACGCCATGAACGCCGCGGCCATGGAGTAGATCGCGGGGATCACCAGGCCCGTGACGACGCCGGCGAGCACGATCAGGACGTCCTTGTGCTGGCCGAGCCACTTCGCCCCGGTCTGCACCCAGCCGATGAACTTCTGCAGGTATGGGATCAGGACGTTGCCGAGCTTGACGCCCCACACGTCGAGCTGCGCGCCGATCTGCTTGATCTGCTGGCTGAACTGGGCCTGCTGCGCCTGCCACGCTTGCTGCGCCTGCTGGGCGCGGGACGCGGCGGTGCCGTACTGCTGGGTCTTGTCCTTGAACCGGTCCATCTCGCCGAGCAGCGTCATCATCGTGCCCGACGACTTGCCGCCCCCGAACATCGCGGACAGCGCCTCGGACTGTTTGACGGCCGCCGACCCGGACTGCTCAAGATTCGTCTTGAACTGGGCCAGCAGCGTCGTCTGCTGATCGATCGGAACGCCCATGGCCGTGAGCGAGTCGGAGTACTTCTTCAGTTCAACGCCCTGCTCCTGCAGCGACAGCTTCACGCCCTGCCCGGCCGGATACGTCTTGTTCAGGTGGTTCTGCAGGTCCGTGAGCGCCGCGGACAGCCCGCCCGGGCCGTGCATGTCGTTCGCGAGTTGGTTGCTCGTCATGCCGATGGCCTCGTATGCGGCCTTCGCCTTGTCTGTGGGCGCGCTCATCATCGAGAACGTCATGCCGAGCCGGGTCGCGGCCTCGTTCGCGGGCGTGACGTTGTCGGTCAGGGTCGCGAGCGCGCTGCCGACATCCTCGAAGCTGAGCCCCGCCGCGGCGGCTTTCGGCAGGATCCCGGTTCCGATCGCCTCGGCGAGCTGCTGCATCTTCATGTCGCCCATGCCGACCGTGGTGTTCAGGAGGTTCCCGGCGTCGGCGGCGTCCTTGACGCCCTTGATCTGCGACGACATGACGCCCACAACGGCCTGGCTCGTGGTCTCCAGGTCGCTCTGGCCGATCTGCGCGAGCTTCGCGGAGGCGGTCAGGATGTCCATGGCCTGAGCGCCGCGGAACCCGGCGGACTCGACGTGGTAGAGGCCGGTGGCCAGTTCCTCCGGGCCGACGCCGACCGCGGGGGCGAGCGCAAGGACCTTGCTCTTGAGGGCGTCGACCTCGGATTGGGATGCGCCGGCCTGGGTGTGGACCATCTCCATGGCCTGGTCGAACCCGGCGGCCATCTTCACCGACTCGTAGCCGACGCCGGCCGCGACGACGCCGATGCCGAGCAGCGCGCCCTTGCCCAGTGCCCCGGCCTGCGCGAAGGAGCCCTCGGTGGTCTGCATCTCCGTGCGGGCCTCGCCCATCTTCGCGGAGAAGTCGGAGATGGAGGCGGTCAACACCGCGACGGTGGGCGGAAGGAATCCAGGCACTGATGCACCCCCGCGGCGCGAAGCGTGAGGTGCATCCAGACGTGTCAGCTGAAAGTGTCAGGGTCGTGAAATTGCGGCGCGCCAGGCGTCCGTGTACACCCGGCCGAGTTGTCCCGAGGTGATCAGGCCCTGAAGTGCCGGCCCCAGGTACGGGCGCGCGGGCAGCACCGTCGCCCCGCCGCGCCCGGTCACCCCGCCCATCTCCTGGATGCGCCCGTACACCGCCGTCGGCCCGGTGCTTGAGGTCCACGTGTACGGACCCGTGTTCGTCGGCCCGTCGACCTTCACTGAGCGGCGCAGGCCGCCCGTTACCAGGTCGGGCGGAGTGCCGGGCGCGGACGTCGTCGGCTCTCCGCGCCCGTGGGAACCGATCGACAGGTTCTTCTTCGTCTCCGACTCGATCAGGTGGCCGCCCTGGGCGACTGCGGCGCGGGTCGCCGCGTCCGCGGCCGCCGTCATCGCCTTCAGCGCCGCCTCGAACTCGGGCACCCCGAGCAGTTTCACGCCGATGCTCACGAGCGCCACCGCCGTTCCTCGCGTTCGGCGCGCACCTCGTCGAAGACCTGCGCGACCGGCAGCAGCCGGTAGAACAACTCGACCGGAAGGTCGTCTACTTCTTGCGGGGTCCAGCCCCAGCGCTCCGCGAACGCGACGTAGAGGCCCGCTTCGTCCCACCCGGTGAAGCGGTCCTTGTGCTCGGGGATAGTTCC